ATGGGGGTAGACCCTTCTGGGCACGCGGCTCGTGACCATGCCTCGTTTCATATCTTGGAGGTTTACAATAACTCTTGGCGGCAGGTAGCCAGTTTTGCAGACCACATAGATCCGTTGGCATTTACGCGCACGTTTCTTGATGCTGCGAAGAAGTACAACAATGCCAAGATTGTCGTGGAGTCGAACGGTGTTGGGCAGGCGAGTCTGTCTTTGCTCCGCGAGTGGGGGTACAACAATATTTTTTATGAGAAGAAACGTAAGCCTGGCTTTACATCGACGGCACAATCGCTTGACAAGGCAACGGGTTGGCTCTTGGATGCCCTTATGGATGACCTTATTTTGCACGATGAGGATACGGTAGAGCAGCTTATGTCGTACAAACACGACAAGCGGGTGGAGGAGTCTGCGAGTAGTGAGTTAATGCGCGGCAAGGCGAGTACGAAGCGTCGTGAGCGTCATCACTGGGACAAGGTTAGTGCTCTTATTATGGCTGTTGTGGGGGCTCGGACGTTGCCTCAGCGCCCACATCCGAGTAGTATTCCTAAAAGTCTTGAAGAGGAGCCTTGGCAACCTCCCGAGACAATTACCCGTGAATGGGCTAATAAAAGATGGCGGCAGATACAGAGCAAGCGGCGCAGGAAGAAAAGAGATCCGTGGTATAGGAAGTAATCTGATATGGCATTAGATCCCAAAACACTCGCTACGATTATTAAAGCGCACGTTAAGCGTGCGGAAGAAGAGCACTCGGATTGGGATAGGCATCGCGCTTTCTATCGCTGCGAACGATGGGGCAACTCACACCCCGATGGCGATGAACTCTTCGTAGAAAACGGACACCTCTTCGGTTTCGTAGATACGATGACGGCATCGGTCGTGCCCCCGACTCCGAGAGTGACAGTTAATCCTCGACGGGACGACGAACGTACACGTCTGGCTGCAAAGTATCGAGAAGCTCTTTTGAACTATAGTTTTTACGAGGGCTCTCTTCACCAAACGCTTTGGAAAGCAGCGACGAATGCTTCTATTTATCCTCGCTCGGTTATTAAAACAGTTTGGAATCAACAGAAGCAACGACCGGAATATCTTTCTATCGACCCACGAAACTTTTTCTTTGACTTAACGGCTGCTCGTTGGGAAGACACTCGCTATGCTATTGAAGTTACTGTGCTTACAGCAGCAGAATTCCAAGCTCGCGTGAAGAGAGAGAAAAATAAAAAGCAATACGACCGTATGTATAATCGAGAGGTTGCTAAACTCGTTACCTTTTCCAACTACCCGTCATGGCTTGAGTCTAAAAAGAACTCAAACACAAGCGCAAATAAACAGATTCGCGAAGTATTTAAGTGGGTCACTGTGTACGAAGTCTGGGATTTTACGACGGACACGTATTACCACATGATTGATGGAGAGGACGAGCCTCTTTACGAAGGTGACCTGCCCTACGTCTTTACGAGAAACCCTTTCTCCTTGCTAACGTTTAACGACAACATCGAGAATATTGGCGGCTTGTCGGATGCCCAGCTTATTGAGAACCCCCTGGGGCGCTTAGACGAACTCGATACCTTGGAGCTACGCTTCGCTCAGTCTACGATTCCGGTCACTACTTTGAACGAAGCGTTTGTAGAAGACCCGGAACGTGCCGCCGATGAGTTGCAGAACAAGACTTCACCTGGGGACGTATGGAGAATCCAGGGTAAGGACATGGCGTCTATCTCGGATATAGTAGGTCAAACGCCGACTTCGCAACTATCGCCTAACTTTTCGCAGGTACGGTCTAAGGTTTCCGAGGACATTTTGTTCCGGCTTGGAATGCCGCAATACATGCGAGGTGGTGCGGGTGCTGCCGACCTTGCGACAGAGCTTGCGCTTATCAATCAGGCATTACAGACACGTCAAGGCCGACGCATCAAAATGCTTGAGGACGTAATCCAGAATGTCGCGGAGAATACCATCGGGCTCTTTGAGGAGTTCCTTTCTCCTGGGGATGTATTACCGCTCCGTGTTGGGCGCGGAGAGTTTCTGGAGGTATCTCGTCTTCACTTACAGGTCAGAGATCCCGAGATTGCGGAAGAAGCACATCGTCAAAACATTGCTGTAGAGCCTCCTCTTGCCGTGGACTACGAGGTTGTTCCGTTTAATCCATCGGCTAACTCAAAGTCTGCCCAGCTTGGTAGGATTACTCAGTTTATGCAGCTTTTAATAAACAACCCACTCATTGATCAAGAGAAGCTAATGCTTAAACTTCTTGAACTATTAGAGCTGGGGGATGAGATGTTGGCTTCTAAAGAACAAGTACAAGCCGGAATGCAAGCAATGCAAGAACCTCCTGCACAAGGAGGCACCCCGCCAAATACAGACACAGTAGAGGGAGGCGGTCTGCCTCCAGGAGTCGGAGAGGCTGCTGCGCCTACCGACGCAATGGGCGCTATGGCGGGAGGAGAAGGACATCCCGCACCACTTCCAACTTCAATATGATATTAATTATTTAGGAGATTTATTATGCCGATGACACCTGATGGAAAGCCGCTTCCTTACGAAGATGAGAAAATGGCTGCTGCCGAACGAAACATGCCTTCTGAAGAACCTCCAATGGAAGAACCTCCAATAGAAGAACCTCCGATGGAAGCTCCCGCAGCAGCCCAAACCTACACTTTGAATCCAGAGATTGCAGCGCAAGCCGCGCAGAATCCTGAAGTAGCTCAACAGATTGAGCAACTTGTTCAGCAGGGCATTCTCGTACCTGCTGAGGGAGCAATGGCGTAATGGCTCTTCCTGCTCTTGCTGCTCTTGCTCCGCTACTTACCGGTGCTGGTGCTGGTGCTGGTGCTGCTGGCATGACGGCAGCATCAGGTCCTATTGGGGCTGCGCTTTCTAATCCTAATGTTATAAAAGCAGCTTCTGTTATGCAGGGGGCTGCGGCAGGCAGACAAAAAGCAGATGAGCAAGCAGAAAAAGCGGCAGAGCCTTCTGTTGCTCAGATGATTCCGCAAGTACAGGCAACATCTCCTACGAATGCGTATACAACGGAGCGCAGACTCAAAGGTATTCTGTCTTAACATGCTTTGGTATGATCACGACTGTCCGAACTGCGGAGTGACGGAGGACGTACCACGTCCCTTGGAAGAGTACGACGTATGCCCTGCTTGCGATGCTAAGGTTCGTATTCTCGTAGCTGCTGTGCCTACGCACGGGATTGTTTTCTCTAATGTAGAGCACTCACAGCAGCTCGGTCAGACCTTCCACTCTAATGCGGAAAAACGTAAGTTCTTCAAGGACAATCCCGACATCGTGCCCATCTCCAAGGGCTCGGTCGAGGACAATAACTTGAAGTGGAAGATTGAAAACCGAAGAGAGCAGACGGCTAAGAAGCACGGATATCGAGATGCGGAAGACCACTATTCTCATATGAAGAAGCAGAAGGCTGCAAAGAAGAAACACGCAACGCCGCCGCCCTCTAATAGTGCTCGTAATTTTACTGTGCCTCCACAATCCGTTGACAAAAAGTCGTCGGCGCTGTAGTTTTGTCAAGAGAATAAAATGTTTAATCCAGCAACTCCAGAACAACAGGCGAGACTGCAACAGCTTCGCAGCGAGCTAATGCACAAGAGGAATGCCGTGATCCAGTCACAAAAGAAGTCAGAGCTTAAGCTTGTTATTCAAGGAATGATGGAGCAAAATGCTTCTGCAGACGACATTGTTTCTGCACTTGAGAACGGCGGATTTTTTACGTCTCCTGTAGGAAGCCCTGAGATGGCCCCAGAGCCTGAGATGGAAATTCCTGGAGAAGCTCCTTCTGCACCGCCTGTTTCTCCAGAGGGAGAAGCTCCTGTAGCAGAAGAGAATCCAAGCTTTGGCTCTCGTGAAGATGAGTACATGGCTGCTGCAAGAAGGAATATGGCTTAATGTCTGAAGAATCTACGACCACCCCCGTCGCTGATGTTTCCCCATCAGCCGGAACTGAGGCAACATCGACCCCGGTAGGCGATATTGCAGGTGAAGTTACGGCTGAAGAAACACAAAGTGCAGCGGAGTCGTCCAGCCAGTCGGATGGAACACCGGCTATCCCAACAGAGAGCGGAAACAAGGAACCGGAACCTGCGAATCTAAACACCTC